AAATGCATCTTTATAGGAAATACGATATATCGGGTTGTTTGCCGAAGACAACAATGTAACTGTTGCATCAGAAAACTGTGGAAAATTACCACCTTTACTAGTAGCAAATTGATTTAACTTTCCCAACTTTTGATACTCTTCAAACTCAGTTGGAAATGTCATAGCACGAAGCCAATCATGTATCTCCAACCATGCCAACATACCCTCATCTACCATAAACGTAATATTCAATGCATCGTAGATTGCTTTTTCACCAGGTGAATACAGTTCTACAAACGGATTGGTTATAGCAATTTCCGATGTTGCTATACCAGGCAAAGTAATTGTCTGACAAAAATACTGTAAATTTGGTGTCCGAGCAAAGTTTAACTGAAACTTGTTCGGTGCTAAAAAATTTGGGTTGATTGGATTTCTATTAAGTGCTGTCATATTATTATTTATAATAACTGTATTTATAAAACAAAAAAAAGAGACACCCGAAAGTGTCTCTCTAAATCCACTCTTAATGGTGGCTTTTTATTACATCAAGTTGTTGATGCGGAAAGCACGATAGTAATTGTTTCTTTGTGCTACCAACTGACCCAAACCTGCTGTAGTACCTTCAGCAAAAGGATTAGAAACTAGACCGTAACGAGTCTTGAAACCAATCTTAGGTTGGAAAGTGCCAGTATCAACAGCACGAACCATTTGCAGAGGAACGTATGGGCAGTAGAAGATACCTGCATCATAAGCGTTTGTACCTTTGTAACCGATAACAGCAAACTCAGATGTAGCACCTGCTTGCCAGTATGGATCGATGTACACTTTGATACGACCGAAGATTGTACCAGCAAAAGTATTACCAGTGTCATCAACTGTCAGATTTACTTGACCAGCCAATGCTGATTGATAATCGAGGATACCTGCCATAGCCAAAGCAGATGCAACGTCTGAAGAACAGATCATCACATTACCTTTACCACGACGAGTCAGTTTTGCAATTTGATTAGCTTCACGCTCAAATTGGAATGCCAGACCTTTGATTTTTTCAACCATCCAACGACCGTTTGAGTCGGTGTCAAGGTTAAATGTGCCTCTAGTGGTTGTACCAGCTTGGCAACCAGGTTTAGCAACACCATAGATTGTGCGGATAACTTCACGGTTAATTTCAGCAAGAATTTCAGCAGACAAAATGTTTGCCAATTCAGTTTCAGCATCCAGACCATGAACTGCTTTCAAGTCTTGTGCCAATTCCATTGAGTATTCTGCTTTTAAAGCACGTGTTTGTGCAGTAACAGTAACTTTCTCAATCGAGAATGCCATTTCTTGGAATGCATTTGCAGCAGCACCGTCACCCAATGCTTCAGCACGACCAGTAGGCATAGCACCACCAGACAGAGTATCTGTGTTGGCAACATTAACAGCAGCGTTCGATGTGAAGATTTCAGTTGGCGAAGAACCAGTTGTCAGAGCAGCAGGAGCATTAGTACCAGCACCAGAGAACATTGAGTTTGCTTCATTGTAAAATCCTTCAGTACCGTTTTGACCACTGTAACGAGTACGCATTGCAAAAATCAAACCAGTAGGACCAGTCATTGGCTGAACGCCGCAGATGTCATACGCAATCAGATTAGGCAACGAACGACGAACCAAACTAATAAGGATTGGGTCGAAACCAGCAACAGGACCACCAGCAGCAGCAGAACCACCGTAACCACCAGCAGCACCTAACGAGTTGGCTGGACCAGCTTCTGTCATCATACCTGATGCTTTTTGCATTTCAACTGCTTGATTCTCAAGAATAACAGCAGTTACAGCTTTACGGTATGGGTCTTTAATTGTGGGCAGGTCTGGATGATCCAGTACACCTTCCCATTTTGATTGTAAACTTTCGGATAGATACATTTGTTTCTCCTATTTTTGTTGTAATTAAATTCTTGTTTTGGAAATTGCGTTAGAAACTGCTGCAACGAATGGATCGTGTATAGCAACTTTCTTATCGTCATCTTCCATGACTTCATTGAAGTGCGTAATTGCAGACTTCTTAACACCTGATGGGAAATAGTTCTCACGCAATGTTTCAAGTTTCTCTGTGTATTCTTCCTCTGTGGAGAACTCTACACTCTCTGCGAGTGTTCTGATTTTTTCAACTTGAGTTGCGGTCAAACCTTCACACACTTCACGTGTCAGTTCTGACTTAACTGCTTCAACGAGTGCTTTCTTATACTCGATGTTTGTTTCAATTTCTTCGTTGAGTTGTGTTTCTAGTTCTTCAACTTTGGAAGCCAACTCATCGATTAGATCGACTTTTTCTTCTGGAACATTGATATAGTTCTCAGCGAATAGGTTACGTAGACCACCGATAAAGTCTTCAGTGATTTCTGAACGCAGACCAGACTCGATAGCGATTTCGTTATCGTTCATCCATTGGTCTACAACGTAGTTCAGATAGTCATCAACTTTTTCTGTGAGGTCAGACTTGATAGCATCAACTGCTTCTTCAAGCATAGAACCATATTCTGCTTCAATTTGCTCTTCAATTTGTGCAACACGGTCAAATACACGTGCTTCAAAAATTGTTGCTGCTTTGATTTTGAAGTCTTCTGAAATAGTGGTATCTTCGGCAAACAATGCTTGAATATCATCGTGCATTTGTGCTCGCAATTCATCAATCAATGAATAATCTTCTTGGTCATACTGTTCATCTTCTTTCAAACGTGACTTCAATCCCTTTTGTGCAGTCTTGGTAAGTTTTCCTGCTTTAGTTACCATGCTAGGATTAGTTGACCTATTTTCACGATATTTCATTTTATCCGAATCACCATAAGTATGTCCTAGTCGATTTGCACCTTTGTTATCGGCAGCACCTTGAACGGCAGCAGCAGATTTAGCATCCTTAGTTTTCTTTGCATGGTCTGCAAACTTTTGTGGGTCATGTGATTTACCATATTCATAGTCCGAATCTGGATCAGCCGCAGAACGAGCAGCAGAGGCTAAAGTCTTTGTTGAGATTTCGTCAAGTTGTTCTTGATCTTCATCGTCTTCAAATTCTTCATCTTCTTCACGCATGGTGTTTTTACCAACATGATTCTGTGTATCCGAAGATGCATCAGATGGTTTTGTAGTAGGTGCAGTAGCACTTCTTGCTGCTCTAGTCGTGTTAAGTTTAGCAGAGTTGTCATCGGGTTTATAGTTCTCTGGTGTTGGACCACCGACATCAACCCAAGTTGCACCGTCTGCCCTTTGTGTGGGCATACCAGATGCTCTGCTCTTGCTTCCCGACAGAATATCGGCTGCTGCTTCCATTAATTTGTTTGTTGCCATTGGGATATCTCCTTATGTTTTCTTATTTATAAATTTTAAAGTTTTGATAGATAATTTTCGAATAATTTTAAAGCAACTGCTTCTATTTGTTTAGAAGATGCTTGCTTAATCTGTGATTTAGCATAGTCAAAGTCTTTTTCTACGAAATGTCCTTCAACCATCATCCATTCTTTATTTTCCATGATGCCATTTACAAAAGCACCAGGAGCAGATGGGTCTGCAACAATGTCAGCCGCAGTTGCTAATCTTAAATCATCTTGAACGAGGTTATAACCCTCACGTGTCTGTATGACAGAACCCAAAGCACGTGAAGAAACACCAATTGAAACATCGTTCTCTAAAAAGTTTTTAACTATTTGTCCATAAGGAGTTTCAAGTATTAATGCTTTACCATAAAAAGTATTGCCATCTTCAACTAAAGAAACAATTTTATGTGACACACGTTCCAGATTTAATGACGGTGTATCGGGATGACCAAGTTCTCCAAGAGCACGATTGGTTTTGATATACTCTTCATTGTAACGTGTAACTTCATTACGCAATGTATCCATCTTATACATGCGATTATTTTTATTTACTTTATCTCCGACCAAGAATGTGCCTTCAATATACAAATTCTTTTTGCCAGTGGCTTCGTTTATCACTGAAAGGTGTTTAACATTCTCTACGGTTTCTCGTATAAGTTTCATTAGATTGTCTCTCCTGTATATGGATCAACATTATAAGTTGCTTGTTTAGATACTTCCATAAACAATGTTCCACCTGTTGTGATAGTAACATTAGCATTTGCCCATGTTCTATTGGCATTGATTGAATAACCCCATTCATCAAGACGAGCTTCACCTGTACCATGAAGGGATGCGATGTTAGCACTGTTTCGATGAATTTGAATGGTACCATTCGTAGACCAATTCAATCGCTTAATTTCAAAAGCAATAATACTTTCCGTATCAGGACTTGCTCGTAAATCATTGTTTGAGAAAGTATAAGCACCAACACCTTCAACTCGAATAATTGAAGTGCCTCGTAGTGTGTTGTTAAATTCAATGGCCATTTTATCTTAGTCCTATAGATTTTCTACGCATCATTGACATTCTTCTTTTAAACAATGTGCGTCTAAGTTTTGCTTTTCTTGTTGTCTTCCAAGAACGCTTTAACATTCTTGCTTTGTGTAACCTAACATTTGCTGGTATACGTTTAACTGTTTTACCAGATATTCTGTATCCCTTAATACCAGACCTTCTTACGTTACGTTGTAGAATAATTCTACCTTGTTTATTTCTACGAATGCGGCGTCTAATCTTTTGGATGCGCCCCATCTTAATAATATTTGTATTGCGTCTCTTTGCCGCCTCATCCAAAAACTCTTCAGACATATCTTCGGCAACATACCGTTTTGCTTCTTGTAATCGTTTAGCAACTATCTC